ATGCTTTGTTCAAAATCAAAATGTAGTGAGGACGATGTTAGACACATGATGTCTACAACTACATGGTTGACAGCATCACAAGCCTTTGAAAAAGGTTTCTGTACTGATATCGAAAACACATCTACATCAAATTCAAAATATGCCAAACACGATGCTACAGCATTATGGGAGGTTGCAAATTCTTTAATTATTACAACATCAAAATCCATTAAAATGAAAAAAGTAGCAAACCTGCTTAACCTCAACGAGGACGCAAACGAACAAAGCATCGAATCTGCTGTCAATAACTTGATTCAAGAAAAAGCCACATTAGTAGAAGCCACAAACAAGGCGGTTGCTGATAAAAAAGCATTGGAAGCGCAATTGGCAGAAGCTAAAAACGCTGTAGTTGCTATTCAAGCACAACTTGATACAGCAACTGCAACAGCAAACGAAGCGGTGCAAATGGTAGCTGAAAACAATGCAACAGCATTGGTAGAATCGTTTAAATCTCGTATTGGCGAAAAGCCAGAAGTGATTGCCATGTGGACCAACTTAGCTAAAAATGACATGGATGGCACTAAAGCAATGCTTGAAGCTTTGCCAGTGAATGTGCAAGCTCCAAAAATGGAAACAAGCAGTCCGAAAGCAAGCGGTTCAGCACAAGCAGTGATGATAGAAATTCAAAACCGTTTAAAAAACAAAGCATAAAAATAACCCACTAAATAAAATTTATAAAATGAAAAACACAACTCGTATTTTATTCTCGCTCATGCTCATTGCCTTTGTGGCGTTTTCAGCAAACGTATTATTTGGTGCCGACCCTGGTTTGGTATCATTATCATTGCTCGGACTCGGAGCCGTTAAAGCTTTGTTTTTACCTGATTTTCAAATGCCATCAAACATGGCTTATGATTTTGTCATCAGTGATACCACTTATGCAGGTGAAGCCGCTACACGATTTATCGTTAAAGCCATCACCAACAATGAAACTGTACAAGGTGGCCATGCCTATGTAAAGGACGGTATTAAGAAAAAATTTACAATACCTCGTTTAGCTGGTACTTATACAGCATTTATCCAAGCAAGACAGGCAACACCTGTTAGTGCTGGTACACTTACTGTAGACGGTAAGGTATTAGAACCTGCTGATTACATGATCTACTTTGAATTTAATCCACGTGATTATGAACAACATTGGTTTGCAACACAGTTGAATCCTACCTTAATTGATACTACTTTACCTGCAACTCCTGAATCGCAAGTGGTTCAAGAAATCTTGAAGTATCATGACAGATATATCAACGAATCGTTTTGGAAATCAAAAACCACAGGTTCGGCTCCATTTGCTTTTTACAATGGCTTTATCAAAAAAGCTGTTGATGATGCTGATACTATAGACGTTCCAACGCCTACAACTATTTCTGCAGCAAACGTACAAGCGGAGTTTCAAGAAGGTTACGACCTTATCCCTGCAGCTTTAAAATATGATCCTGCAATGAAAATCTATTGCTCTTATGGCACTTATGATTTTTATATGCAATCACAAGTTGCACAAACTTACAAAGGTGGTGACATTACAGGTGCTGGTTTGTCAAATAAATTCAGAGGACTTGAAGTTGTTAAAATCCCTGACTTCCCCGCAGATGTTTATTTAATCGCTAAGGGTGCACCCGATGAAACCTCAAACCTTTGGATTGGTATGAATAGCACAGAAGATGCCAAAATCGAAATGGCAAAATTACAAGCAAATAGTGAGTTATTCTTTATGAAAATGCTGATGAAGGTTGACGTTCAAATTGGATGGGGAGCTGAAACAGTCCTTTACGGAACAATCTAAAATCTATCAATTATGTATAGCGACAAACTGAAAGAATACTTAGTAAACAACCCTGAAAGAAAGGTTGTTTACATGAACGACAAGGGCGGTTGGTTACTTCACCAACGTGTCGAATTTCCTAACGAGGTGACCAGGGATGAAATCCTTGGTGAAGCCCCGGCAAAGAAAGAAGCCCCGGCAAAGAAAGAAAAAGAATCTACAAACCCCTCTAAAAAATAATCATCATGAGTACATCAGCAAGATTTACCGGCACAGCGGCCACCGATAACACAGGACGCAGAGAATCGAAAGACTATCAAACACCAGCATACGCTGCATCTATTGCCATCACAACCAAAGAGACAGCATCTGACACACTTGTAAAAGTGGCACAGCTTACAGGTGCGCTTACTTTGACTGCAGGTGTAGGCACTTCAACAACAGGTCCATACGTAGGTGATAAAATGACAATTTTGTTTGGTACCGATGGTACACAAAGAATTGTAACCCTTTCAACAGGCTTTATCAGTTCTGGCACTGTTACCATCCCTGCTTCAAAATTCGCTTGTGTTAAAGCTGTTTTTAATGGCACAGCATGGCAAGTAGTAAGCAGAGAAATCACAGCATAATTTAACCTTTTAAATCATTCACTGTAATGAATTTACCAAACATAACATTTATCAAAGGACAGGGCGGCTTAGGCCGTCCTTTGCCAGGTCAAGACTACGTGAGTGGTTTACTATTCTATACAGCATCTCTCCCGTCAGGATTTACATCAGGTGCAAGAGTGAAAGCTTTGTACTCAGTTGCAGATGCAGAAGCCGCTGGAATAGTTGATACGTATTCAGATGCCACAGCATCAACGATGACTTATGAAATCACCACATTAGGCGCAACAGGTGACATTTTTAAATTAACCGTTGCTGATATCGCAGAAGAAAACGGAGCAGCGCAAACGCAAACCTTGTGTGAGTACACAAAGGTTGCAGGAGATAACACTATTGCCGTATTAGGCGCATCAATCGCAGCGGCTATCAATGCACTAACTGTAAGTACAGGCTATTCAGCATCATTTGCCACAGCTACACTAACAGTGACAGCTCCAAAAAGATTAGGTATTTATCTTAATAGTGGCACTCCCTACACAGTTACCATCACTGGTACTATTGCAGGTACATTAACGCAAAATGTAGTTGCAGGGGTTGCGTCATTATTGGCTATTTACCACTATCATGTGTCGGAGTTCTTTCGTATCATCCCTAAAGGGGTATTGTACATTGGATTCTATGCGGTGCCATCACCATACACATTTACTGAAATTACACTGATGCAACAATTTGCAGAAGGTGCGATTCGTCAAATTGGTATTTATAAAAACGGTGCTGCATTTGCCACAGCCGATTTAACAGCTATCAATACTGTATGTGTTACCAACGATGGAAACAAACGCCCATTGTCAGCTATTTATGCAGCGGATTTGATGGGTACTGCAGACATCAGCACATTAACTGATTTGTCAACATTCAGCAATAACAAAGTATCTGCACTCATCGCACAAGATGGTGGCGGATATGGTTACTTCTTATCTCTTACATATGCAAAATCAATCACAGTATTAGGTGCTGCACTTGGTACCGTTGCAAGAGCGAAAGTAAGTGAGTCAATTGCCTGGGTAGGCCAATTCAATGTCAGCAATGGAACGGAGCTTGAAGTACTTGCATTTAGCAATGGCAAATTGTTTTCTGATACATCGGTTACGGATTCATTGTTAGAAGCTTTGAATTTGAAACGATACATTTTCTTAAAGAAATTTGTTGGAGCGTCAGGTTCATGGTTTAACGATAGCCATACAGCTATCATCCAAACTTCTGACTATGCTTACATCGAAAACAACAGAACCATTGACAAGGCTATCAGATTATTGTATAGTGCTTATTTGCCTTACTTGAATAGTCCTATTCAATTAAATGCCGATGGTACAATATCAGACAATACAGTGGCCATGCTTGAAAACGTTGGAGATGTAGCACTTGACCAAATGTTAAGAGATACGGAAATAAGCGCAAAACAAGTAGTTATTGACCCTGTACAAGATGTACTTGCGACATCTACGTTAGTAGTTGCTGTAACGCTTGTAATCAACGGTGTAGCAAGATTTATTAATATCCCAATCGGATTTAAACCCTCAATTTCTTAATCATGGTACCATTAATTAACGGAGTTGCGCACTCCTGGAACAATATCAATTTAATTTTATTCGGAACTCCTGTAATTGGCATCACTTCAATTGAATGGAGTTCAAAGCAGGATATCAATGATAATTACGGAGCAGGTCCTATACCGGTATCTCGTGGTTATGGCAAAAAAGAATATTCGGGAAGTATTGAATTATACTACGACACATGGCGCGATATAATCAACAATGCACCAAATAAGGACCCATTGGATATTCCTTACTTTGATATACCTGTAACCTTTGGCGGTACTGTTACCCCTTCTGTTGTAGTGCTTAAAGCATGCAACTTTTTAGAAGCTCCTGTAGCAGTTAACCAAGGTAATACAATGATCAAGGTTAAAATCCCTTTACGAATTGCATTAATCGAAAATAAATAATTGTATGGAAGTCAAAGAATTTAAAGAGCTGACACAAGCAGAACGTGATCAGTACACGCAAAGAGCCGATGAAATCGCAAAGGAATTGAATTTAAGCAAGGTATATCCTGCAGTATTTGTCAATCCTGATACAAACGAGCGTATTGTTTGCTACATTAAAGAGCCTAACTACATGATGAAGCTTGTGGCACTTGATAAGGCTGGTTCCATTGGTTTGATTATGGCTGCAGAGGAATTGCGTCAAAACTGTACACTTACAGAGCATTCAGACGCTATCACTTATGGTGATACTCCTGCATGCGACCCTTATAAGTTGGGGGTGTGTAATTATATCGTTTCAAATTTAGTCAGCAGTTATGTAGATCAGTATAAAAAAAAATAGAAGCCTACAAAATTACGGATAGCCTCGAACACGGTGTAAGAAGACAAACTGCATTGATTCGAGGCTATTTACATGTAAACCCGAAAGACTTAACAGAAGATGAATTTATTGAAGCATGGGAACAAACAAAATATTATCTAAAAACCGTTCATCAAGTGGACTTTAAATAATGCCAACAAACGTACAATACATATTATCCCTTAAAGATCAGTTCACAGCAGTAATAAACACCGCTGATGCATCAGTTCAGAAATTAGAAGGCTCTATGATGGGCTTAAAGGGAATTATTGCCAGTACATTTTCAGTCTATGCGGTTTCCTCATTTGTGCGCTCAATGGTTGAAGCAGGTGGCAAGGTAGAAGATGCTCAAACAGGACTTACAACATTACTTGGAAATGCTAAGGATGCATCACGTGTGATTCAAAACACGATGGAAGACGCTACAAAAACCCCATTTGCTTTTGAGGGATTACTCAACGCAAATAAGGCTTTGATTTCAGCAGGTATAAACGCTGACAACGCAAGACAGGACGTTCTCAATTTAGGTAATGCTATAGCCGCTACAGGTGGCGGAGATGCAGAGCTACAACGAATGGTTGTGAACTTGCAACAAATCAGCAATACAGGCAAAGCTACAGCATTAGACATCAAACAATTTGCCTTTGCTGGTGTAAATATCTATAAGGTACTTGAAGCCGCAGGAATAAAAGCAAATGCCAAAGGTGAAGAATCTGCAATTACTTATGAGCAAATCACCATGGCTTTAAAAAGAGCGCATGAAGCAGGTGGCATTTATTACCATGGACTTGAAAACATGGCAAG